GGGGTGCCAGCTGGTGCCGCCACAGCAGTTGCAAAAACCACGTCACTAAGTGCCCAGACCGCGTCCGAATCGCCTCGGACTAGCTCGCGGGGACGCCAATTCGGATGAGTAATCGTCAGCGTATCGACAGACTGCTCAAACTTCAGTTCAAACAACTCGTCAACTGTATAGTCCGTTTCAACTTCAAAGGGATCGGCACTCGCAATGTTCACCGTCCCGCCTGTATAAGTACTATTCAAAACAACGTCTGTATCCGTACCAAAGATTGACTGACCCGATGCGTTGAGCAACCTGAAAGTATTAGGTGTCGATTCAGTTACACCGTCTATTTTGTAAATTCCCCCCGTCGCTACAGGTATGTTGTTCCGTTTAACATCGTAAAGAACAACCAGATCCCCGTCAGTGTACTCGTGAGCCTCGTGCGTGAATGTGTGAACAGCCGGGTCAGCGGTTGGGGCGACAACAGCGATACTGGAGATCGTCTTCTCAGCCCCTGGGACCAAGACCGTGCCGCCATCCCGGTGAAAGCGGACATAGGTTGCGCCGAACTCCAGCATCAACGCTTCCCCGTCACCCCGGATAAAGGGAACGAGGCGAGCTAGGCCAGTTTTTGTCGTGCTGACATACTGTGTACCGGGTCGGCTGACAATCGGGCCATGAGGTAGGACAATAAAGTTCCGGCACTTCGCCAGCGCGGTGTTATATTCGGCGATATCCAGCCGCCCGAACAACTCAGGTGTAACTTCTCCGCCGCTAAAAGCGTACCAGGCTCGCCGTGAATCTGTGATCGCCATTACCGGTCACTGATCCAGATGGGTTTCTGTGTTTCATACTCTTCAGAGATAAGGCGCTGCCGCGCATCTTCTACGGTAGCGTTCGCTTCTTCGATAGCGTAGAGCGCGCGCATCGCGCCCGCAAGTTGAACGCCGTCGGCACCCATTATGAGAGGCGTTGCAATCAAGCCCGCAAGATAGTAAGAAAGCGCGAGAGTGAATTCTCCCGTGAATTCAGTAGTGTCCGTTTCCTGGTACACATAGTCTGCATATGTTTTAGTCTCGCTGACGTTTGTAAGAATCAACTGTGTACCATCAGCTTCGGTATAGATATCAAAGTCGAGTCCGGGCCGACTCTTCGCGGCGCCTTCCTGCAGAACCTTCAGTATCCGAAGAGCGCCAGTAGGGAGGTTGAACGCATAGCTCCATTCCCCTTCAAGATTCGCGTCGTCATTCGCGGTATCGTGTATAACCAGTAGCGACTTGCGCCGCGCAAAGCGAGGCATCGTTTTCTTCAATACATAGTCTCGAGCTGTCGCGTAGAATCGGGCGCAAATAATCTCTTCCTGAAACCCGGGGCTAGTGATATTGGTTACCCGGCCTGGCAGACCGAGATGGGATAACGCGATATTGCAGATACCCTGCGCGCCTGTCGTTTCTGATTCAAGCGAAACCTGCTGCTCTTGCTTATTGAGCGCGTCAAGAACTGCAATACTTTCATTAGTCAGCGCGCGCATCGCGCCCGCAAGTTGAATTCCTTTGCTGCCCTTTATCAGGGCGCCAGCAAGCAGGCTCGCCAAGTAGTACGACAGCGCGATTGTAAACTCTTCAGGAAACGTTGTCGTATTTGTTGTCCGAAAGACAAAGTCCGTATACGCGGTATGACCAGCCGCTCCCGAATCGTCATAGTCGACGTTTGTCAGAATCAGCGTATGCCCGTCTGATTCAGTATAGAGTTCGAAGTCTTCCCCGGGGTGGTTCTTACCCGCCCCTTTCATTAGCACTTTCAGAACTCGAAGACAATCGGTAGGTTGACTAAACGCGAAGGACCACTCTGCGTTCAACTCAGCATCGGTGCATCCAGCGGCATGAAGAGCCAGCGCCGACTTTCGACGGGTAAAAGCAAGAGGCGCCCGAGTCAGAAGGAAGTCTCGGGCAATGGGATAGAACCGGACGCAGAGAATTTCCTGAACTGTTACCGCAGCGTCTGAGCCCGACGCCCCGGAAGTTGAGCCGAGCTTCTCCACGGTGCCGCGGTCGCCGATATGAGAGAGCGCTAAGTTACAGATTGCTTGTGCGTCAGCAGCCACGGGTCACCACCTTTAAGAAAACAGGGCCGGTCACAAAGCGACCGGCCCTTATCGATGAGAAACCAAACGAGGCTCAGACCAAATCGTCAAGCGCGTCGGATGAAGATTCAGGCCCCCCTGAAGGTTCATCTGCGACTAAGAGCTTCTCGCGGACAAACCAAGGGGTCCTTTTTTCTTCAGCAGCTTTAACATCAGCCTCGGGGACCGTAAATATATCCCCAGGGCGCCGCCGCGTACCGCCATAGAAACCAGTAGAGAGGGCTTTGACCTGAACCATTTGGCTCTCCTAAAAAGCTGCTGGGCCTTTCTAAACAGGTACATTATCAGGCAACGCAGCCCACGCAGACGGATGCTGATCAGTCAGCCAAGCGGTCAGCGTAATGTTGCCGCCGGTGCGTGTTGCATACGCGCGCACAAACTGCTCGTTTGCGAACGGGAACCCGATAACAAACTTTGTACCCGCCACCGTGCCGGACGCGATAGCCATGCTTGCGATCGTAGTCGCAGACGAAAATGAGTTGTTGTCATCCGTCTGAATTGCCACCGTATACGCGCCGGTAGACGTGACATCCACGTTAAAAACCGCCCACAACTGTGTACCCGGGCCGATGTCAAAATCGCCCCCCAAATTGATATGATTCGTCAGCGCAGCAGACGCAGTGAACGCCTGTGAGTCAACGAATTCTACTCGTGAGTCAATCCACATCGTATTTCCCCCCTGTTCAGGAATTAAGTTACCCGAGACTCTGTGTGCAAAAGCTGATCGGACCGGCCAACCGGAATGCCATCGTATAAAACGAAATGCTTTCCAGCCAGAGTGTCCATGCTCAACGTGGAGTTGGTCACAGCGAATCGCGCCTGCCTGCGCAGCCACGAACGAATAGTACGGCTGACGTAAAACACTGGTCGTCCTCCGGCCAGAGAAGGCGGCAGCTCAAGAGCTTCAGCCAGCAGGTCGAGAAGATCAGCGCCGGTCGCGCTGGCCGCGTTCGGGTCTTTCTGGAGCAACGACATATCGATGTTACAAATTCGAACAACGTAGCGCCAGTCGCGCAGCGTAAAGCCACACTTCCAAGTGTAGTATGTTCGGTAAGCTTCCATCCGGCCGCCGCTGCCATCAACGTCTTCAATCGTGACAGTCCCTTTGTCCTCCATATCGAGACCGCCGACAAAACCTTTCGGATAAATCATGTGCGCAGAAGTCGGGCCCCAGATCACAAGCCAAACGCTGGTATTGTCTGAGCCGGTGCCCCCCGCATCGATAATGTTCACGGCGTTCTCAGCTGAGAGACTGTTGTACCGGGGCGCGAGGCCAGTGAACTCTTCAGGGGCTGTTCCGTCATTACCGTAGAACAACGTCTGAGCGACTTCCTGGTTCATGCCCTCGATATGAGCAGCGTCTTCCGAAAGCCGGAAAGCGGGAGCATTGCCGTTGAGATCGGCCAGATCCTTGTCGACTTCCGCATACGCGGCAAGAATGCCGGTACTGTCAACGATCTGTGCCCGGGTTGATTTGGTGGGCTGCACGCCGCCGTAGAGCTTTCGCCATGTCGGGGAAGGCAAACCGGTACGAGTAGTTGTTTTGTGACTGGTCCCGTCGTTAGCTTCGATCCAAGTGGCGTGGTCAAGAATATCGTTCGTCTGGTGGAGCAATTCCACGACGGTTGCGATACTCCCATCTGGATCGGTCGCTTTCGCGATATCAACGATCGTCGGGTTTGTCGTTGTGAGTTCTGCCACTTCTACCTCCTAAAAGAGGATGCCGCCACCCCCCAGTGCTAAAAGTCTTAAATGGCAGACCGGAGCTGCCGCATTCGTCAGGAAGAATTATGGACCAGAGTATCTTTCAGTGTCAACTCTTCACTTCTCCACCATCGTCGGATAAAACGACGCCGCCCGATCCTGAGAGCGGTGCGACTGCCTGCCGCTTACAACTTCCCCGTCTTCCATAAGTAGGCGCCCAATTTTAACGAGCCCCCTGATCACTTCGGGATGATCAAGAAACGCGTGCTCCCCCGCCCGCTCAGCAAGAGTTGGGAAAAACTTTTTCAACGCTTCCTTGCCGATGCCAAGATTCTCATCGAGTTTCCCGTCCATCGACAGTTCCGGGTCTTTTCTGGTGGCGTCCTGCCATTCCTGCTGGAGCCGGGCTTCTTGCCCAGCATATTCTTTGTTAGCCTCGTCCTGAAGTTTGATCTCTCGGTCCATGAAAGACTGCGCCTGCGCTTGAGTCAACCCAGCCTCCGTTGCGAACTCAGTAATGAGCTTCGTCATCGGCTCGGCGATGTCGACTTCAGCGCCATCAGCGTCCTTAACCTTGCTAAACGTATACGCGTCGGGGGCTGCTTTCGACTGATTCGCCAGTTCGCGGACCAGTACAGACTGCGCCTGCTCCTGCGTCAACGCGTTTGCTTTAGCAAACTCGCCCACCGTCGTTACCAGCGTAGCGGGCGCGTCAACTGCCGCAGCACCCTCTCCCACTTTCGAGAAAACATAGGACTCAGGCAGCGACGCAGGCTGGCTTGCCAGCGTATGATCCATAAACGCTTGAGCCTGATCTTGCGAAAATTCATTAGCCTTGCTGAACTCTGTGACCGTCGTGACCAGCGTTTCAGCGGGCGCCGCGCCATCGACATCGTTGAAGCTATACGTTTCCGGGGTGTCCATTGTATTTCTCCCTAAGCATAAGAATTAAGTGATCCGGCAGATGGCGCGCGAGGTCTTCATAAATCATTAGCGCGACCTGCCGCCGCCCCTCATGGAACTCAGTTGTCTCATGGTCATCAGAGATGCTTGAACTCCACATACCAGCGTGCTCGAGGACACTCGCTACGAAGCGGCGTCCCCCAGCCGTAGAGACAACATACAGAAGGTCATCCTTGTACTGCTGAAGCCGCCGCGTTACTTGCTCAGCTTCCTCGTCCGGTGACAGGTCTTCCTCATCGTTGTCAAACATCAAACTCGCCCTTCGTCATCATACGCGCGAGCGTACCGGCACGCCGCCCGACCTGCCGCGCCCACCGTGAGTCAAGCATCTCAACTGCAGCCTCGTCAAAATCCAAGCGCCGGATCGCGGCCAGCATCTTTCGAAACTTCCGGGTACGCCCTGGCCCCATGTTAAATACCATCTCGATAAGCACATTGCGCCGCGCATCTGTATCAAGAAACTTGTACTCATCAAAATCAGCGGTAGTCCGGTATGCTGCTGCCATATCTTCAGCGAGCCATTGAGACGCAAGCTCTTTATCGACCTCCATCACCTGAAGATTGTGCCCGTAGCCGATAGTCCAAATACCTTCTGAATCGCGATACGCGGACAGCCGGAGACCTTCATGTTTCATCAAAGAATCCAGCAGCTTGCTGGCGTCCATCAGAAGTTCCCGCCAGCGAGGCGTTCCGCAGCTGGCGGCAACCCAGCCAGCACGCTGCCCACTGTCTTGTATGGCTTGAGTCCAAGCACGTTCCCCGGCTCGCAATGTGTAGGGCTTGGAAGGCACGCCTTCTCGAGACCATGGCGTGAACCAACAAAGATAAGTCGACGGCGGCGCTGTGCAGAGCCGAAGTGTGTGGCGTCCAACAACCCCAACTCCACGTTGTATCCGATCTTTTCCATCGTATCTAAGATGTCCACTAAGAGGCGCCCCTTGTCGATTCCGCGCAGACCGGAGACGTTTTCCATCAGGAAATACGAGGGCATGAGCGACTCCACGAACCGCAGAAACTCTTTGATCAGCTGGCCGCGAGAGTCCATGGTCCCTTTCTGTTTCCCCGCTTGGCTGAACGCTTGGCAGGGCGGACCTCCCTGTATCAGTGTCAGATCTTCCCTTCGCACCCGAGATTCTTTAAGCACGTCCGAAGGGTCAAGGGTTGAGATCTCCGCCTCGAACACCCTAAGGCTCTTACCAAAATATCCCCTCAGCGTCTCACACGAGTCGTGATCGTTATCCACGCAGGCGGCGGTTTTCCACCGCGCACCGCCACGAACCTCCGCCGAATTTGCACCAATATCCAGCCCACCTGCTCCGCTGAACAAACTCAGCGCCGCAAAATTCTTCCTGCGTGGATACTCTTTCTTGGCCGTATGGAGAATCTCTGTTAGTACGGCACGACCCAACTCCACCGGAACCGCATTGCCCACCTGTTGTTGGGTGGACGTAAGCGTGCCGACAAACACCAAGTCATCCGGAAACCCTTGCAGCCTTGCCGCCTCCCGGGGAGTGATGAACCTATTCTCCGCTGGATGAACGAACTTATTGAAGATGTACGCCGTGACGGTCAGCGATTGACTGTCCGGGTCAAGCCGTATGAGCCGAAGGTTCGGCCCGCCCGCACGGGTCGGGTCCTCCTTCACATAGTAGCGAAAGCTCTCGTGCCAGAGATGCTCCGGCAAGTCCTGCATTTTCTGTCCGACCTTCAGCGCGTCGATTCTTTGCTGGACCGCCTTACCAGCTTGCCGAGGAATGTGGTTGAGTATCATCTTCTCCGTCCGTGAAAGTTCCTTTAGAAAAAAAAAGGTGGTCTTGATCCACTCGTCCCGTGCTTCCGCATCAGCTGCAGCTTGGTTAACAACAGCCAGCCCCTCCGAGAGAGCGTTAAATACTTCTGTTCCATCCGCGCGCAGCCGAGCCGCGACTTGCGGGTCAACCAGACCTGCCGCTTCGGCCCCGGTCAGCGAGCTGTCCGCCATAACGAGGGAGCCAGCTGCAAGCTCGATGCCGCTAAGTACCCGCGGGTATTTATTAGGAACGCAGCTGGAAAAAAGAAAAAGCCAGGCTATGAGAAAGCAAAACCGAAACCTGAACATGGAGTCCTCCTCAAGAAAGGAAACGTACCTCGTCTTACACGCCCAGAGCTTGGAGCGCCTGAAGTGCTGCATTCCCAGTCGCTGGACTTGTACCGTCTAAGTCTTTCGCTGCGCCAGCAACTACCGGGAGCGCTTCAGCCATTTTTGCCTGCTGCGCTTCCTCTGCCCGCTTCTGCCGGATAAGCGCCACGCGCTCGCCAGAAATTATCAGGTCAGGATCAACACCGAGCGCGTCCGCGTACACGTCAACAACAGCGTCCCCGTCCAGCTTGTCCAGAACAGAGGGCTTAACAGACGACAAGTTCACCAGCGTGCCGATCATGCGGTCAACAGAATTCAAACCGATCAAACGCTGCGCCTGCGCCAGTGTGCTGATAAACCGAATGAGGATAGCCTGCCCTTCCAATTCGGGGGGCGGCGGCTCTACAACCCCGTGCTCGAGCATGATCGCAAAGGTTTTCTCAATCTTCGGGCCGAGCATTTCGTCCTGCAGATTTTCAAGAACCGGGCCAATCATAAGTAGCTTCTCTTCCTGCTGGGCAACGATCTCTTCAGCCGTTGGCGGCTGCACGCCCCTCCGCGTCGAAGAGAATAGCAAAAACATATCTTCAAACATCGCCTGCGATACCCGCTGGCGCACATCAAGAATGTCCCGCAACAGGAAGTCGAGGTTGAGATTTGTTTCCCAGGCGGGTTGAATCTTCTGCGAGATTGAGTTGACGATCGTAATCCCGCCCGGGCCTTTCTGCACAGCCTCAGAAAGCGCTGCAGGCACCTGCAAAGGGGGCTGCGTCTGGTAATCGATAGCCTGCCCTTTCCGATACTGCTGATGCTGCAGCTGTTTGTTGTCCCCCAGCGCGCGCATCGCGGGCGCCTCGCCATACGTGTCGTGCCCGTTAACCTTCCAGCGGGGAACGATAGCAGGGAAATCACGGAACCCGGATTCGCGAAGAATTGAACTGTTGTCGCCGACCTCGATATAAATGCTCTTCCACGCCATATCGTTATTATTCAGGCTCAACGGATTCCGTTCGCGCCGCGGTTCTATTGCGTGCAGAACACCCACCCACACATGGAGGTCGCCATTGTCATACAAACCCTTTACCCGCTGGCTGACATTTTTAAGGCCAAAGCGGCCAACCAACTGCTCGACAGTCATTTCGAACTCACGGTAAAGCGTATCGACTTCCTCTCGTGCGTTAAGCCCGACAGCGAACTCGCCGATAGTCTGCGGATAATGGCGCACAACATCCTTAAAGTCGGGAAGAATAATCGATGCTGCCGTACCGAACACACCAATCTCTTCATAAATACGCCGGAACGCCCGGTATGTATTTGACTGGTTGAAAATCTCCCGCATTTTAGTCTCAACATCATGCAGCCACGAGCGCACATGGTGCTGGGCATTCAAGTCCGAATCTGGCGTCCGAAGGCGGAACCAAGCGCGAGCTGGCGATGTCATCCCGGTAACCAGCCCAGCAGCGAGTACGTCGACAGCCCGGAGCGGAGTATTGTCATAAATGTGCGAATGCTTCTTCAGTCCCCGCC